TGCGTTCGCAATTCTGCTCGGCAACTGCATGAATGACGATATGATGTCAAAAATAAATCCATTCACGCTGTCCTTAAGTGAATCATTCAGAGCCATCAAGTTCTCGTACGCGGAGCTGATCTTACCCGCCGCATTGCTTATTGACTCGCTTATGCTATCCCAATTTGAATAAATAAGATATCCTGCCGCTACAATAGCCGCCGCTAATATAAGCCAAGGCGCCGCCGCCGCTGTAAGTTCAAGGAACGAAGCCGCAAGGCTCTGTATTGCGGGTATCATACTCATAAATGCCGCCGCTATAATAGGGCCTTGTGTGATAACAGCACCGAGCGAGAACATAAGCGATCCGACTATCATAAGGACCGGACCAACCGCCGCAACAATCAACCCCAAAACTACAATAAACTTCTTTATCGGCTCCGGTAACTTTGCAAATTTCTGTATCAACGACGTTATAGCCTGTACAATAGGCGTGATTATCGGGAGTAACTGCTCTCCAAATGCCGCACCAAGTTCTTTTAACGACTCTTGCAACACCCTAAACGAGTTAGCCGCACCGTCTGACGTTCTCGCAAAATCTCCTTGAGCATCTTTTGTGGCTTCCATGACAAAAGCATACCGAGTCATGACCTTTTCGCCCTCTGACATTTGGGAGTATACTTTGCCCTGCTTTGCGGCAAAGTCCTCAAGATTTGTTTGTGTCATGACGATACCGAACTTCTTAAGAGCTTCCGTCTCCCCGGTAAATATGCCCTGAAGGGATGTCTGTGCCACTTCTGTCGATACGTTATAGAATGAAGCCATATCAGCCGCTAAAGCTGTCAGCGAAGTTGACATATTTGCCGCTTCTGCCTGTGACAACCCCATAGCTGTAGCCATAGAGCCAAAAGTGCCTGCCATCTGAAGCGCAGAGCCTTCTGCAAGACCGTAGGAATTGAGCGCTTCCGAAGCAAACGCCTTGACCTGTTCGGACATAGTACCAAAAACAACATCGACCTTATTTGATGCTTCTTCTGTATCACTTGCAAGCTTTACAGCCGCCGCACCTGCCGCCGCAAGAGGCAATGTCAGAGACATAGTTAATTTCTGACCGACTGCCGACATACTCTGACCGATGTTCTGTAATTTTGTACCGGCATCAGCAAGTCTCGTCGACATATCGGAAAAGTTTTCGGCACCGCCCATGCTCTTAAGCTCGCTCTGCATATTGTTGAGCGAAGCTGTAGCACTATCAACAGCTCTCTGCCATGACTTTGTTGCCTCTGCGTTCTCGCCGAACTTGTTTGCAGATTCCTCGAGCATCTTATTCATAAGAGCAAGCTTTTGCTGTTGCGCATCAATCTTCTGCACGAGATTTTGGGCAATATCCCTGTTCTTTGTCATTGCAGACGTGTTCTTGGTCCACTCTGACGCAGTTTTTTGCATAGCAGCATCAAGATTTTTTGTCTCATTGATTATCTGCTTAAGCTGTTGCCTGTATTCTTTTTCGCCTTCAATACCAATTTTAGGGCCGATCTGTGTTGCCATAATTTACATCCCGAATATTATCGATTCCATAGACTGTTTACGCTTGGGCCTCATGTTGCCGGAGTATATCGCCATACATGCAAACATATCCGACATTTCGCCTGTCGTAGTACAAAGTATTTCTTCTTTGCTCATGCCGAGCTTTCTGCCATAGAACAGATACCATGACAGATTTAAGTCAATCATGTCTTGAGAATTTATTCGTTTTTTTTCCCTTTAGGCTCGACAGCCTCAACGGTTACCTGATCATCAACACCGAACTGTCTCATGGCTTCATTCATCAGATCGGTAAACTCTTCCATGTCGAGCGACATAAACCATTCTTCCGGGATCGGATCGGGCACGTAGTCCCTGTTCTCAAAAACAAGTGATTTTTCGTACCATTTATTCAGAATTGCAAGGAATCGGGCCCCACTTTCGAGAGTAAGGCCCAGATCATCCTCGCTAAAGATTTCGCCCAAGCGGTCAACACGACCACCCGGAGCAAGTTTAGCTAAGTCGGAGACCGCACCAACGGTCCGCTTAAAACCTATTTTTCTACCAAAATATTCCATCTTCCGCCCTCTCTTTCTTAAGCAAAGTATGCGTTAATAACCGCAACAGCCTTTGCTTCCGTTGTCTGATCTTCAGCAACTATCTTCCAAGAATGATTTGCATCATCAGCTCTCATAACCGTTGCCTGAAGCTCTGTTGTCTGAAATTCTACCGACTCGCCCTGTGTAGCCGCCTGTAAGCTTTCCGGTGAAAACTGTGCTTTAGGAAGGATAACAGGTGCGTATGTTGTAACACCGTTTTCCATATAACGAACTACAAAGCCGATTCCGACATAAGGGATAACCTGAAGATCGTCATAAACCTTAGCTGATACTGTAGAAGAATTTGCGATAATCGTTGTTGACGTAACAAGACCTGCAATAAGGTTTCTTGCTGTGTCCTTAAGACCGTCAACAGTAAGAGTAGCTGTTGCGCCATTAAACTGTCCGGCAACCGCTTCTGCAATAGTATTATCTGCAAAGAAGTTTGTTGCATCACCGATCTCAACTTCCATATTGACCTCAACGCCACGAGCGAGAGGCATAACACTTGTGTAGCTTATCGTACCCTGACTATATTCGTACTTCGCTACAATAGGCTGTGAATAGCCTGTAATAACTTTTCCGTTTGCCATTTTTTAGCTCTCCTTTACCCTTTTAGTTAGCTGTTTATCAATTTCCTTTGCCATAGCCTCTTCACAGCGAACTCTCGAAGAGCTCTCTGCTTTTCGCATAAATGGCTGTTTCTGCATCCATGAAGTACCGGACTCGACTGACCGGGCAACCATTGCATTCGGCTGTCCTTGAGGCCATGTCTTTGTGTGTAAACCGTTGTAACCGTCAAAACCAATCTTGACATTCCAAAACGATCCGTCTTTTCGGAGTTTTGCAATACCAACAGACCGTCGGAGTCCTTCCTTTTGGTATGGGTTAGGGCCTATTGCCTTATTTTCAGGCGTACCGAATCGGTTATCGGTATTTATGCCCTCGATAGCACTAACGACAGACTTCATGACAACCCCTGCCCCTTGATATATTGCGGAGCCAATTATCTCTTCCGTATCGTCGTATATCTTTTGGAGCTGCGCTATATACTCGTCAACCCCCTCAAACTGAAACTTTGCCATCAGATCGCCCTTACAACCCATTCATAATGCAGAAGCTTCGTTTCATCTTCGTACTGAAACGAATTAAGATACCATGATAATTGCGCCTCATTAAGCGCAGTCTGTATTGAGTCCGTCATCGAGTCATATTCTGACTTCGTAAAATAATCAATAGTAGCCTGAAGGACCTGCTCGGATTTTACGTTGTCCGAGTAATGACTATCACCCTCGGAGTCCTCCTGCCATACAGCATATGGCGCTGTGACCGATGTCGGCTTAAACAGGTGATAGCATTTAAGCCCCTCGATACTCGCAAGAGCATCCCGGACCTTTTGTGCTTTAGCTATTAGCGACATCGTAATAGTCCTCCAATCTTACCAAGGTCAGATCAGTGGCATCCTCATCCACTATCTTCTGTTTGACGGATATTTGGTACTGATTGCCATCCTCAAGAACGACATATTTAGCGCTGTATGGAATGTCGGTGTTATAGCACCTGACTACCGTATCAATGGACTCATTTGCCCCTCTTGCCGCATATATGCGGTTATATCCGATAGTCTTTTCCGCATAAAAGGATGAGCCGAGCAATTCAAGCTTTTCGACAGGCGTATCACCTGCTGCCGATGTGCTTGTGAGATTATAGAATTTCAATATCCCTGCGTCTCTCATACTTCATCCCCAATTTTGCGTGTGCCAATGACCGATAATCTCTGCTGATACAGATCCCACGACTTCTCATCCGGCTGATAAGGGAATTGCCCTTTGACGTACAATACGACAGCCTGACATTCGTTCTTGTTCTCGTTGTCAAAATCAGCGTCACACGCAGCGCTTATATCTTCCTTTGCGGCACCGATAAGGTTTTCGATCATGCCATCATATGCTGTTGTCGTGATCCTTATGCTCGTCTTGCATAATGTCTTTAATTCTTCGTCTGTCATTCCTGCCATGACCTGTCTCCTTTTCGGGTATTTCTGCCATATTCCCGCCGATCATCCTTACCCCAAACGAAGCAAGGAGTCGACTCATACGGTCATTCCTGACCTTTGATGCTGTCTCTTTCATCTTGCTCCTTTTCGCTCATTCTCGAGCCTTCTCTTGGGTATGTGTAATACACAAAAGGTATATCTGTTAATGTATGTTTAGGCTTAACATCAAACGCTTTCTGAACAAAAACGACATCTTCATCCCTTGATGTGTTCGGGAATCTGATGTCGTACTTATCCAAAAATTGTTTGCGCCATGCCCTTGACCATACATTCGGGTACATAGCTCCGTTATTTCCACACGTCGAAGTGTAACCGTACTTGCCGAATATAAAAGCAAACGACAAGAAGTCCACCGGAAAACGTGTAAATTGATTAAGCATAGCAAAGCATTCAGAGTGCAAATACCAATCATCGCTGTCAAGGAACAGGATATATTCGCCCTTTGCAAGGGATATGCCCGCATTTCGTGCGGCACCCGATGAGCCATAGTCATCAATATGGGGCTCAATCCCGCATTCTCTGACAGCGCTTATTGACGCATCATCTTCAATCTCGCACATAACAAGCAATTCATAATTTGTATAAGACTGCTCGAGTACGCTCTTTATTGCTTTGCCGATAAATTCTTCAGAATGGTAACAGGGTATTACAACCGAGAACTTAAGCATTTTTCATCCTCCGGTATGCTGTGTATGAGTCAACGTCAACATTGACCTTCCCGATATGCCCAACCTTCGGCTTGGATGTTGCCCATATCTTATGCCCGGACTTCCGAGCGTTATAACAAAACGACAGGTCCTCACCCAAAGTCCTATGATCTGACTTAACCGGGAAAAATGGCTGCCCTACCTTTGTTATGATGTCCTCAAGGACCACAACTTTCATAAGGCACATAGCCAAGCCGCAAGCTTCAACCTCAAACACGCCCTCGGGATAATCAAAGTACTTCTCGATCTGATCTTCTTCTAAAGTCCTGCCCATACGAAGCTTTGAATAAATACAAGGCTCATACGGTACCCGACGCATAAAGCACACCGCTGTCACGATGTCCTTGTCTGCCTCAAGCAGGTCATACAAAACATAAGGATCAAATACCATATCCGAATCTATCCACAGAATATAGTCATACTTGTTTTTTATAGCCATTTGGGCCATTCCAAACCGTAAGTCATGGATAATCGTACCGGGTATCAGTTCAACATCGACCTGTATGTCCTTATTGAGCCATGAGTCCTTTTCGAGCTTCCTGATGCACTTCTCCGAGTCAACATCAATGTATTCCCTTGTGGGAACTGCTACCATTATTCTTTTCATTTTTCTCTCCCGCATCCTTCAAGTAAAAAGGCGGGATGCCGAAGGGAACACCCCGCCCATGTGAACGTATTAGTTAGCGTTCTTAAGCAGAACGACTGCATCAGTCTTTGCAAGCTTCGAGTCAAAGATTGCTGTTCCTCTGAAGTCGATACTGTTGTTAAGGAAGCCACTCTGATCTGAACGAGCAACATTAACAGGCTGTGAAAGGTTACCAACAACGTCGGTCCACTTTCCAAGATAGAGCTGTGCCTTATCGGAAGGAACATAGTCATCAATAAGTACCGGATAACCCATAAGAGTCTTTTCGATAGGATCAAATATAGGCCTCTTGTTAGCATCAACGATGCCCTTGATGTTGTTGTAAAGTACCTTCTTTGTGGTAAGGAACTTCGCCTCTGCGTCGTAGCCTGCAGGAAGGAGCGCAACAAGATTGCAGATATCCGCATATCCATATCCTGATGTAGCTGTCTGCGTGATAACGTTTGTCGTAGCTGT